GCCTTGGTCTATATCTATCATCATCAGTCCTTCTGTATTGTCCCATATCAGTCGTAGTACTGTAGTCATAAATAGAAACATTAAAGACAGCTTCTACTTCGTCTGTAAAGAACGGTTCTTTCACATCGAACGTCGAAGTTCTGACAGAAGAGGGATACACAAACTGATTCGCGGAAGGATAACCCCTAATATATGCTGAGAAGCGGATTGAATTAGAAGACCAGAATACATCTCCATAACTAACACCATCAATAGACCAGTCTTTGTCAATGTCTGGCTCGCTTGACAAGTCATCAGTATAATTGACTGAATTAATGTAACCAACTTTCCACCATTTATCGGAATCTGCATCCGGAACTCGAAAGACCAACCAATACTGAACACCTTCATCAAGAGCAATAGATGATGCAGGTTGCGCCCAAGAAGATATAGTCCCTTCTTCTGAGATTGGGATATCTTCTGCATACCACATAAATTGTTGTTCGGTAATCTTTTCCTCCGGATGAGCAGAGCCTGAATATACCTCGGCTACCATAAGATATGCTGGTGAGTCCGAATGAGTATATCTTCCTCTAACCGCTGTAAGCACGTTCCGATATAAGCTCGGAGGGGTAGCAAAGGCTTGAGCCGCATATTTGCCGGGAGAGTCTAATGTGATAAATCCAGCTGATGAAGGAGCAAACGCTTCAGGAATTACAGCCTCGAAGTTTTGAGAGCCTATAACCACGACATAGTTTTTAATATTATCATCTGCATGCTCTAATGGAGACATCTTTAGGATATCTTCTTCATTAACCGTAAATTGGACAGCATCTGATACCTTGTAATATTGTAGTTTTCCGTTTTCATCAACATAGAAATGATAGCCGTCAAATTTGGAGATTCTCGATATTGCATCTCCAAGCATCATATTCGAAAGGTCTATGTATTCTATGAATGACCCAGTATCTGGCTCGACGTCAGGAGGCTCAACATAATATCCAGAGCCTGAAGCATATGTTGCTACGAGCGATGATACAAGATATCCAGAATAAACCTGAGAGTATGTGCAGTTCTGTGGCAAAATAACTCTCCATAAATCATATGTCTTGCCTATACACTGAATTCGAAGAATGGGTGAACCGAATAATTCAAGTTGCTTCCTAGAGATGTATCCAGCAAACTCCATTGAGTCTTGAATGTAAATCACAACTGGATTGTTGACTTCCGTTAACTCGTTTATTGTAGTACCCGAAACCATAATACGAAAGACTGCAGATTTGTAGGAACTCTCATATGAATCCGATATCTCAAGATTCTCTAAATATGACTCATCAAGATGTAATGCATTCTCAGTCCCGCTATTAATATAGATATCTATCAGACTCATACAGCCGTAGCTCTTGCCTTAAACTTCAATTCATTGAGAAATTCATCGATATTCGTAACGCCTTGGATAATTATGGGACCGTGAATAACATACTCTTCTCTGTTCTCTTCTATTGGTGTTGGTAGTCTTCCACCTACATAAGCACCATATTGGAGTTTTAAATCAGGGAAATAACGAGGAATAATTGATTTAAGTAAGCGTTCACCATATCTCCTATACCGACCACCAAGTGGTATAACAGCCTCCGGTCCAGCCTCACCAAGAAGTGCATTTACAGGTCCCTTAACTATCGCTTTACCTAGCGTTCTCGGATTAAGTGGCTTTGGAATACTTCTTGCAGCATTCATAATAGAGGTAGCCACACCAGCTAATCCGCCAAATGCATAAGGCCAAGGTATCTGTCCAGCTTCCATAAGTTCAGCAAGTTTTTTCCTCATTAGGTCGACAGCAGCTTGTAAACTCTTCGTCGTTGCAATCACCTGCTCTTTCCCTTGTTGAGAAATAGCAACAACTCCCCAATGTCCTAGCGGAATTCCACTCCTACCACCTGGACGCACAACATAGGTCTTGATATAATCGACGGGTGTGGCTGCACCACCGCCACCTGCACCTCCGCCTGCACCACCTCCAGCTCCTCCGCCTGCACCGCCGCCTGCACCACCAGTCATACCTTCTGTAATGGTTCTAATTATCAGCTCAAGAATCCACTTGCCCATCGGTGATTTTGTGAAACCTGCTCTTTCAAGCATTTCTGTAACTCTATTGATGAAATTCTGTGTATCCAAGACTGTATCAATAGTGAGCTCAGGATTGTTTGTGTCGAGAATAATCTGAAGAGCGCGTAATCTTTCTGGAGTGAGATGATTAAGAAATGTATTCCAATCTTCAGAATCCCATTTTGTAATCACATCAACAGATTGGCCTGATAAACTCGAAACAGCTTCTAAGAATTGCCTGCGTTTTTCAACTGTCATAGAATTGATGAATGCGTCCCAGTCTTGGTCATCCCAGGAAGTAGTAATACTGAGTGTAAAGTCCATATCTTGCGAACGCATATATTTCATTAATTCTTGAAAATCACCATGGAAGCCCTTGAGGAGCATATCTGCAAAGTCATATCGGAGAGCGTATTGGAATAAAGCTTCACTGCTTTTGTAATAAAGTGATATCATCTCTTTTAGAGTATCATTCATTGTATTGAGGACATTGGTTAAAGATTCTTTCAAGTCTGCTAATTCAGTAGTGATATCATACATTGCTTCTTCTTGAGAGTATGCATCTTCGACTGCATCAACAAACGCATCAAGAGATTCGACTTGCAATGCTGTTGCTATTTGAGCAAGAGTCATGCCATCTGCATACTCTCCAGTGATTTCTGCTATCTTCACTAACGCTGCAGCCGCTATCAATTGAGCATCTGTGAATTCGCTGAGAGAGTCGTAATTCGTCTGATACAGAGTATTCAATGTCTGGAGTATTTCTTCTGCAGTGCTTCCAAAAACATTCGTAAGATTTAAGCGTGATATCAACTCATCATATATTGATGCAACATTATCAACTTCTCCTGCTTCGTCCTGAAGAGCTCTTGCCAATCTCGCTATTATACCAGCAACACCATCTATTGACTCAGCTAAATCTTCACTCACTCCGTACATTTCAAGTTCGTAAGAGATGGCTTCTCCAGTGTTATCAATTAAATCTAAGAATTCTTTAATCACTTCAGCCGAAGCAGCGCCTATTTCTTCTAGGCTTGATACTAGTGGTGTAAGAACATCTTTGAATGCACCTATAGCATCATTCAATTCCTGCTGCGCTTCTCTGTAAGCAATAACTATAGAAAGCTCCTCATCAGTAAGGAAGGTAAGTTCATCCAAACCTTCTCCGGTGTTTATATAGTTGTCAACCAGCTGACGCTGTTCTTCATTTAGACGTTCATAAACTGCAGCCAACTTCGGATTTAATGCAAGTAATTTACCTTTTGCTCTCATCATCTGTGCATATCCGTCTATAAGGTCCTGATTTATCAAACCTTCTTCTGCAAGTTGTTTGAACAATTCATCAAGTTGCTCATCTTCTCCAGTTCTCAGTTTATAGAGCTTGTATTCAATTTCATAAAGTTTCTTCCTAGCTTCATATAGTAATTTAGCTTTTTCTGCTAGAGCTCGTTCACCCTTCTCCAATAAGAACTGATATGCCTGCTCTTTAGCTTCAAGCGATGTTATTTCAGCCTCAATCTGAATATAACGTTCACGAAGGTCTATTAAATCTTCTGCAGTCCTCAGCAAATCCTTCTGCACATCTGTCAGCATCATAATCGTCTTACCTTCCGCAGTTTCAACTTCTACGCCATGTTCCATTATATATTGCAATTGTCTACGCAATGTTGCCAATTGTTTTGTAGTTTGTGCATTTTGCTCCTCCAATTGCATACGCTCTCGCATTGCAGCAAATAATTTATATTCAGCATTTCTAACCTCATTTGATTGAGCACCATAAATTGCAATAGCATTTGCTAAATCCTTAATTGCTTGCTCTTCTTCTCTCAATGCAGCATTTAATTCATTTTGAGCAACGAATAATTCATAAGACTGCTGAGCCATATCTTCGAGTAGTCCAACAATCTTATCGAAAGGACCTGGCAAAGCTCTCATAGCCTGTAGGAAGTTCTTAAGAGAAGTTAAGAAGTCTTTCCGTGCATCCTCAGCTTCACGCTCTGCTTGGACATATGTCTCTACAGCTTCTCTCACTCGTCTATAATCATCAGCGGCGGTACGAAGAACATCATTTAATGCACTTTGAGTATGCGCTAGCCTGTCATTAGCTTCTCTTAATCTAGATACAGAATAACTGAGTCCAACTAACTCTCCGGCAAGCGGACCAAGAATTTTAGCAGCTTCAAAATATGTGGTCTTGAATATCTCTATGAAGGCATCTTTGATTTCCTGATACATCCTCATATCAACTGGATAATATCCACCGGTATATATCACGTTCCATGCAAGTGTAACAACTCCTTCGACTGATACTTCTTTACCGAGTCTCTTCTCTAATTCGCTAGCAACTTCTTGCCAGACATCCATGTAATCTCTTGCATTCTCAACCATATGTCTAAATGCATGCTTTGCAGCTTCGTCCATATTTTTCGTCTCTCTCAGATATCTATTGCCAACTTGAATTATTGAATTCCTCCATTCCTCAGAGAAATGAATACTTTCGAGTAGAGTGAGATTCAGACTCCTAAGTTCATCTTTTGCTTTTCTTGCCGAGCTGCCGAAGAGAATAAAGTAGCTAACTGCGGTGCCTAATGCAATGAGAAGTAGTGTGATAGGATTCTTGAGCATTGCCGCATTAAGTGCTCTTTGTGAAAGTGCGGCAGCACCTGTCGCAGCAGCAAGCGTCTGTTGAGCTTTAGCATATAATTCGGCTGCTATAGCTGCTTGGAATGTAATTTTCGCATTTCTACTCAATGCAGCAGCTTGAAGGAGCTGGAGACCTATGACGTATTTAGTCATGAAGGAGACGACAGCCATTGCAGCCTTGTAACCAATCAAAAGCGAAATAAGAATCTTGAGTGGAGGAAGAACTACAGTCTTCCATTTTCTGAAGCCTGCTGATATAGCTTCTATCATTGGAACAACCTTTGCTCTTATTATACTAGCACCCCACTCGAACATTGGAATGAGTGATTGTCCTAGAGTGATAGAAGCAGCTTGAAGAGCATTAGAAAGCTTAACTAATGCACCCCAAAGAGTCCTCTCCTGATATTTTGCAACCGATTCTGTGATTCCCTGAGACATTTCGAGCATCGCTGCAAACCGTGCAACATCATCAGCTGCATCGACGAGAACCATTGCAGATGCAGCCGTCCTAGCCCTGAACATTGCAGCAGCTTCTGTTGCACCAAAACCAGCAGCCTTAAGCTTATAAAGTATCTCAACTAAATTATAGTATTTTGGATTTACATCATCTGCAGTAAGTCCTAATTGCTCAAGAGCTTCAGCCGCTTGGTCTGTCGGCTTTAGCAATCTGGTGAGTATCATATTGAGCCTCTGTCCTGCTTGTGAACCCTCTAAACCTCTATCAACCAATGCCGATACTGCAGCTACGGTTTCTTCGAGAGATAGACCTAAAGAGCCTGCAGTTGCACCAACATATTTCATAGCTTCTCGTAATCTTTGGAAGTTCATGAAAGACTTTGTTATAGCTGCGGTGAATACATCGACTACTCTTGCAGTTTCTGACATATCAAGATTGAATGATTTCAATACGGTGAGAACTGCATATGTGGCATCTTCTAATGAAGTTTGGGTTGCAGCAGCATAGTTAAGAATTGGGATGAGTTCCTTCTTTGTAAGCTTGGAAACATCATAACCAGCTGATGCAATCTGATAGAAAGCCTTAGCAACATCAGTAGCTGAGAAAACTGTTTCCTTAGAGAGAGTCAGTGCAAGCTTTGAAAGGTGGTCAACAACTTCATCGAATGCATCGCCAAGATAACCAGAGATTGTCGCAGCATTAACTATTGCTCTCTGGAATTCTTTAGTGCTTTCAGCCATCTCTCTGAATCCTCGAACAATTGACATTACTAGTTGTACACCAATTGTGAATGTGATATAGTGAGCAATCTTTGCAATCAAATTCCTAAAGGAGAAGATGATTCTGAGTGTTCCCAATATGGATTCTCGAGACCTGCGATACATCATAGAAAATGCTGCTGGCAGCTCTTTGCTGATATCCGTTTTCATCTTTTGTGTTGCCTCTCTGGTCTTTTCTGCGGCTTTATCAATTGCGATTTGAGCTTTAGCAGTAGACTGCGCAGCAGCTTTAGTTATATTCTTTACAGCCTTCTCAAATTGCTGTGCAGTGACTCCGAATGGTTTAAAACCTGCTGCGATTTCTTTAGAGATGGCATTAAGTCCAGCTTGGAGTACTTTTCTAAATTGCTTTAGCTGTCCTGCAATTCCTCGGAAATCGAGGACTAATCTAACCGATAATTCACCAAGGGAAGGCATAATCCATCACAATATTCAGGAAATTGTCGTAGAAGGCACAGAAATGGCCGTAGGGACGTTTTTCGTCTTTACGAATATAATATGTCTCGGAGGTGCTCGAACTCGTCCCAGAACGCAAATATGACGCTTTTAAAGGCATTTCTGGAGACATTTTGAGCCTATTATTCAATTTCGACAAGCTGAAAGACTTCACGCTGAATTATTTGTCCAGAACCAAGTGCACCACCAAGGAGAGACCATCCAGACCACTCTACTGTGTATAGACCGAGCATCGCATTAGAAGATGTTTCGATGAAATAGTAGTATTTACCAACATCAGATTTGAATGGTACGGCATTATCCACTAGTTTGGTTCCATCTGGTTTATAAACGTTAAGTCTTGGATAGAGAGGGTCAACTAACTGACCAGATGATTTAAACTCTGCAGTTACTTTGATGGTTGTTCCGCGTTCGTAACAGTTATAAACCATATCTTCTTAGAGATATTGACATCTAACAGACTGCAGACGCACGTGCAGATATTTCCATAATTGGTGACATGGATGTTTCAACTGTATCAATGAAACCGCGTCTGAAGATGTAGACTGTGAACGTATGAGATGCATAGTTTGGTCCTGCGAGAATTGTCTGAAACGTGTAACTCCGTAGCGGAGCTTCAGGCACAAGATAGGAGTTGATATTATAGGCAATAGAGTATCTCCCTTGAAGAACAGCATCAAGAACAGCCTGTCTAGCAATTCCCAGTTTTAGGAGTATAGACGCAATCCTATATGTCTCTGAATACGTCTTTAGGAGAAGTGAATCAATGTTTAGTGTTTTAGAGTTTCGTCTGACTATTAGGGAATCATATGGATAGTTTAAAGAATTAACTGTTATAGCTATCATATTGAAGGGATATGATTGAAGAGTTTCGCGAGACATTATAGCATCAAGGTATATGGAAACAAAGTTTGCAGCTCCAATAACTGCATCGAATCTATGATGTTTTTCCATCTCTATAGAAAGGATGGCGTCTAATATTTGTTGAATAGAGATATTGGTAGCCATTAGGAGTGCGTTAATAAACAAGGAACTGCTTTTAATGCCAGATAGTATTACATCGAGAGTGTGTTCTTTACCGAGAAGAGTGGAAAGAGTAGTGATAAGATGGTAGGATTCTGACATTCTCTTTTGAGTTATTGCATCAATAAGTGAATGTATAGTCTTTGCCGCTTGTAGACTCGTATCAAATGGAAGGCTCAATGATTTTAGCGTCTGCAACATTGCATCGATATCGAGCTCTTTTGCATTTATCTGAGAGAGCAGTGAATTGAGAAGATATTCAACTTCAACATTTTGAATTTCACTAATCGCATCAAGTATATAAGAGCGTACGGAAGTTTGTTCTAGAATCGAGTCGAGATACATTGAGACAAATGCTGCAGCTCCTACGATTGTATCGAATCTGTATTTAGTTGATGTCGTTTTAGATAGAACCGCATCAAAGACATGCTCGATTGAAACAGTCGGTATTGAAAGAAGTGCATCTAAGAACATTGAAGTTGACTTATATGCAGACAGCAGTGTGTTGAGAAGATATTCCTTGCCTAAAAGTTTCTGAAGAGCAACAATAATATTGTAGGTTCTTTTAGTCTTCTGTTGCGTCAGTGCATCAAACAAAAGAGAAATCATCTTTGTTGCTTTTAATCTTGTATCAAAGGAAATGTTCAGTTCATTAAGAGCTTGGAGGATAGAATCAATATTGAGTTCTTCAACATTAGTTTGCTGAAGAAGAGCATCCAATAGCTGTTCAACTTCTAGATTTTGGAGCTCAGCTATTGCCTGTAGTACGTATGATTTCATCGTTGTCTTTTGCAGGATAGTATTGAGATAATGTTCTGCAAAATTTGACGCACCAACAACGGATTGGAAGCGATACATCAATGATTGAACTCCAAGAATAAGCGTATCAATTGAATGTGTCACTTCTTGATTCAGGATAGACAGGAAGGAATCAATCTTTGTGGCAAGAGTATATGTCTTAAAGATGAGAGCCGAGATATCATGAGATAAAGATGCTGTGCGCTGTAGGAGAGTATTGAATACATGTGATATTGATTTTGTCACCTGAATTAACGTGTCTATCTTGCTCTTTATATCAAATGTCTTCTCAAGAATGGCAGACAGGTCGTAGGACGCTAACAGATTTCTCAACTCAAGGAGGGTGGAAAGAACTTGCGAGAGGATATACTCACCTTGCAATAAGGCATCAATAGCCTGCTCTTTGGTTATATTTGGCTGCATAATAATTGTATCAATTTCTTCCGATAATGCCTTGGTTTGCTGCAATATCGTATCAATCTCAGCAGTAATAGGCGTTGTTTGCTGCAGGAGAGAGTCCAAAGAGTGCTGAATGGCATAGAGTTTAGAAAGGAGTGTATCATAATCACAAGCAATCTCCTTGGTTTCTTGGAGAATCGCATCAAGCTTTTTGGAAAGATAAAACGTTTTTTGAAAGAGCGAATTAATTGCATAATGCTTCTTTTCAAGAGATTGAAGGAGGGATGAAAATGTATGCTGCTTTAAGTTGATTTGTTCAAGAAGCGTATCAATAGAATAGTCTGTAAACTGGCGATTAAAGTATGAATAATCAAACCGTCCTGTATCAAATAATGCGGAATAAACCGTCATACTCCCCAATCAAAGTCTGATATCTTTAAATAAGATTCGGTATCTTTCGATGTGAATACATAAGCTTGATTACCGACAGTATGATATGCATTGAGACATTTCTCTCCAGTTGTGATTGTTTCTTGGAGGATGACATCTATACGCTTAGATGGAGGAACTAAGCTAACATTCCAAGTTATGTCAGTATGCTCACCAAGATAAGATGCTCTCACATGTAAATCCTGACCTTCTGTAGCGATATTCTGAATGTTATGAAGATATTTGCCGTTGCTGTCAGAAGTAACTGTCACTTCGGATGTTCCCGAAATCTTCACTGGAAGATTCGGTAGAATGTCCTCATTGGAGTCTTTAGTTTGTCCATATATCGGAAATGGAATTGGTAGTGTCATGCTTCAGGTCCAGGTATATTCCACGTTCTGGTGTCACCAACTTTGGTATACACTACAGTGAACTTATCAATCTCTACATTTAAATTAGAGAAGCCAACAACATATATCTCCCATTCGTAAGTGCTGTTATCCCAATAGCCTATAACTTCGCCGTCTTCTAAGCCTGCGTCATCAACGATGTCTGATAGCGTTGTAGTTGAGCCAGTATAACCAGTATAGTTAGCTCCTTTATTTGTTGAATTGATTAGAAGGACTGTTCTTGTAGCGCTGTAATTGATGTAGTTATTGGGAGTTGCATATATCTCAACGGTTCCGGTATCAGTGAGATAAATTCTAATGACATCGTAGGTGTGGATATAGAAGTCTTCGCCGGTGCCATCACCATAATAGAATATCCAAAGACCATTCTCAGAATCCCAAGTTGTGCCATTCCAGATTGCAATATATTCGGATGCCTCATCGAATCCCGGAATGTCTTCAACAGCTTCAGACGCTGTGCAATTCTTTCCAACCCATATGAAATAGTCTTCTCCATCTGCACGAACTACCATGCGGAATGTGGACTTGACTTGAATATCAGGGTCATTTACTGTTCCATCTTCTCCATCGAAAGCGTAGAACAATATGTCATAGACGCCGGCCTTTAGTGTAGTGGAATAAGAATATAAGGCTCCGGTTAAATTATCACCAGAAACATATGTCATACTTGCATTTAAATACCATCCAGGTTTAGTGATATTAACTTTTATCTCACTTGGAGAATCATTATCTGGGTCAGAATATGTGATATTAAAATAGAAAACCGTGCTGCTTGCCTCTCCGACCGATGGTGTCGCTGACGGATTAGATAGTGTTGGCGGTGTGTTTTCAATAGTTCCTTCAATGTAAAGAGATGTACATCTGATTTTCGGTGATGGTATCGCCATAGCCGGGTCAAAGTAGAAACCAACCTCTAAGTTTGTCAAATCATTAGCTGTCCAGTTTTCATTTGTGAAGGGGTTCTTTGAAATATAGACGATAAATGTTTGGTAGTTTGTGTTGTCAACCCTTATCTTCGCAATTCTTGTTAGTTGAAAGCCGGATTTCAATGTGACATATAGGTGATTATATGTACCACCGGTTGCTCTCGACACTATAACTATCTTCAAATATTTAAGCTTCGATGTCGTATCTTCAAAATTAAATGTCTCTTCGCCGATACCACCCTCGATGTATGTTGTGTCGCTATCGTGAGAAGAGCCATCATCGATACACTGCCATTTGTAAGTTGCACCGTGTGCGGTAATATCATCATCATTGACTGTACCGTTGTCATTTGGAAGGAGAGTAAGGTCTGGTGTTGGATAATTTGTTCTGATAGTCTTAACAAAAGTCTTAGTTCTTGTCACGCCAGTCGATGAAATAGTATAGCGTAGAGTGTAGTTGCCATAGTCACTCATAAATGTTGTATTACTTATAGTTATCTGATTCTGCTCAGTGGAACCTACTCCTTCTTCCAGTGTTTGATACTCGCCATCAATTAGGCCTTCATATTTGTAGTAGTATGCATAACTTAATCCATCAAGTCGACCATGAATTTGCGGCTGAAGTTGGTCGGTATCATTCTTTTCTATATAGAAGACTGACCAGCTGTTATCATAAGGATGTGTTTTGAACTTCATGACTGCTTTGGAAGTGACAGAATCCGCTGTGCAAGTAACATTGATAAGATATGTTGTATCGGTGCTGGAGCATCCTGAGTACAGAGTTGAATAGATTCCGTAATTTTCCACATCACCATCAGAGAAAGATTTAGCGAGCTGCCAGTTTCCGTCTTTGAAATAAACATCTGCACTATCAATGTCCTTATTGTTGAAATTGATAAATTTGAATTTAGCATAGGGATGACCTGGAATGCTGAATGTATTGTTCTTCATCGTGGGGCCGTAAACCTCAATGTTTGTGTATTCTGGATACTTTGGACGAAGAGTGGGGTCACCAAGTACTGATAATCCAGAAAAGGATGTTGTAAAGCCCTTTTCGTTCAATAAATTCATTATCGCATCACCGAATGTATAATTATCTGCGTAGATGTATTGGATACACTGATACACAACAGGACCGCTGATAGTTTTTGTACTTCCAATAGTCATCACAGCCCCACCTACCTGCCAGAGAAGAACTGGAAGAGTATCTTGGTTTGGAACATCATCCAGCCAAGCATTATCGCCACAACCGCAGGAAATCACGATAAAGGCTTTTTCTTCTGCACCAGTGTAGTTAAAACACCCATCATCTGGCGAATGGTCTGGGTCTTCCCACCAGTAACCTCCATGAGCCCTGACGAGATACATATAGAAGCCCTCTGTATAGCCTTCATGAGTTCCATTAAGATATTCCGTCATTTCGGATGAATTATGCACACTCTCATTAACACAGTGGTCAAAGCCCGGCGATTCCGGTGAGTCTAAGTAACCAACATTGTCGAGGATGTTGAGATAGGTGTAATTCAGATAATCAGTCCATATTTCGTCATTCACTTCATATGTGCTTATGTTCATTGAGTACATAATGACGTTTTTATTAATCTCGGCATCATATGCCCGTGCTTCGTAAGCCTTTGTTTTATTGAACCAAGCATAGAATTGTGAATCTGTCTCGAAAGGAACTCTACCAACTGGAATATCTATCTTACCATCACTTAAATCGCTTCCGCCTTCACAGAAATAATCATCGTCGTCTTTGTTCTGTGTGCCGTTAAGTGCACCAAAGTACCACATGTCGACTGTTGCTACATCGTCCCACATTGGCTCTGATTCATAAGTCAACCTGTATGCTGTCTTACCAAATATCAATACAGCTTTGATAGCATTATCATTGTAAACTTTATCACGAATGAAATTTCTTACTTTACAAGCGGTATCATTGTAACCAGAAGCTGCATTCCAAGAAGACTGAGAAACATACCATGGATTTGAAGGATTTTTGTCACCCCATGTCCCATCTGCCCAATAGTCTTCATCGTTTACAATGCTGTCTATGGTCTTAATGTAAACAACATATTCTGTGTTTGCCTCTTTCCACTCTTTGTATTCTGTCGCCAAATCATAGTCGCTTGCATCACAAATTACATAGATATGTGGACTGGTGGTCTTAAAATGCCAGATATCAGAAGAAGTATTATGGATTGAATCATCAGCATAAACTCGCCAATAATATGTCGTTCCTTCTTCCGTAAATTCACTATAGGTATGAGAATAAGTTGCATTAGGTTCCTTATTTGTATCCGTTCCATCGTAATACCAAGTTGAGCCATCATAGGAATAGTACCATGAGATATTGAGAGTATCGCCATCTTCATCTGCAAAGTATGCTGAACATGTAATACCACTTGGTGAAACAGGGATATCAACTGAGCCGTTTGCGGGATTAGGATTAGAGATGGTAGGTGCTTGGTTTGAAGTTACAGAATAAGTAATTCTCATTTTGATATAATCAACCTGACTTGCAGCGGATTGACCTGAAGAATTTACTACTCCTTGAGCAAATAGTTTGAAGTTTGAATTCGAGAAATCGTTTGGAACCCATTTGTGTGTTCCCCATAAATCATTACTACCACCTACAGAGACCGCTTCTTCTGAAGTACTTTCAAACTGTATTATTTTACTTTCGCTCCAGCTGCTTCCTCCATTCCATGAAAGTTTGACCGATATTCGAGAGTCATCTGGTTGAGGTATTACAAGCAATATATTACCCTCAAATACTACTTCAATACCCTTAATAGTTGCATAACTTGGAATGTCAACATCGAATGTATAATAGTCCTCTTCATCCTTATCAGAGGAGCAATATACGATAGCATAATTGGCATCATCTTCTAAGGCATTTTGCGGATTCGTCCATTCGTTCTTGATGGAACCATAGTTCTCAGGGTCAAACCAATCAGTTGTGTGTGTCTCGCCCTCAGTGTGGAAGTGATATGTCTCACTCACGTTTTCTGTTCCATCATCAACATATACCCGCCACCAATAAGTTTGGTCGTATTGATAAAATTCTTCATATGTATGAGAAACTGTTGTGTTTGCAGAAACGGTTTCTGTTGCGACATTATGCCATTCTCCTGTTGAAGCGTTTGTAGCCCACGTGACTGTGAGAGTGTCTCCGTCTTGGTCGCTGACATATACAGAACAAGTAACTCCAGCATCTGATACTGCAACATTAGTAGAACCATTGGATGGATTTTCGTTGGATAATTCAGGTGCGGTGTTTCCGCCTGTAGTATAATAGACAGTTATCCTAACATGGTCAATAAGAGCACTTCCACCATCTGGAGCATCTACTTTAGCAGAAATCGCAACACCAAACTTATCATCATTTATATCATCAGGTGTCCAACTTGCTCCCCACAAATCATTGTCTCCACCATATGATGCATAGGCATCAGAGTCTGGCCAATGTGTATTAGTATCTGCCTTATCATCTCCAACAACTTCATCATATTTTATCAACCGTATGCTGTAATCAACTATATATCCATTCTTTAAATCCGCTTTCCTCTCGACTTCCACTTTTATACCATTTATAGTCGCACCCGATGGAATGTTAAATCCGTATTGTTGAGTCCATAGATAATGAGTTCGAAAGATGCCCTTATATTCAGCATACGCATATTTATTGTCGGAGTCACAAGCACAATCTGGGTCTCTCCAGTCTATGGTCCCGACTTCATTATTATTTATTGCCTTATTGGGACTATTTGGTCCCTGAGAGTCCAAAGTGCCGGCTGTTGGAATTAGGATTGATGATGCAAGTAATGTGCTCGCTATTAGAAATTCTTTCCATCTACGCAATATAATATCCTTTGAAAATATCACTATAAGACCTGAAGTGAATGCTGCGACTATAAACCCGAGAAGAGGAGAAATGTGCAGACCTGCTAGGCCAAAAATTCCCAATAATCCGCAGGTTAGGAGACTGAATACCGCTATAAGAATTACCAAATCTAGCTTTTTCATATTATGCTACCAGCCATGAAGCCTAGACATTTGACATCATCATCGTCGCTTACAGAGGCTCCTGAATAAATTATTCGTATGGTGACATTTGAGCCTGCATCGACACTCGCAAGCGGATTGCCAATTTTCACAACATTACTCGATGTTGAATAAATTACGGTGCTTCCGCTGAGGAGCTCAATCTTTAAATCAGCCACAGAATTGCCATCAACATCTGATATGCAAGCCTGCCAGAGATAGAAGGATTTATTGCTTGGTAATTTGAATCGTGCAAGTCTAATATAACGATTTCCTTTGAGACCAACTGCTGGAGAAGCAAACGTCAGGGGAGGAAGTGTATTTTGCCAAGAGCCATCCAAATAAGTGAGTGTATGTCCATCTGCCTCAGAGTCGATTGAAGTATCGGATAAATCAGACAGTGCATGAGTGTGTGTTGCAGAGGCGAAGGATGATGCATCATAAGAAGAAGATTTTATTTTATCTTCACCGGAATCATAAACAAGGAATTTGTCTGCTGTGAATGATGAATTGTTTGTTCCACCATTGCTAACAGCAAGAATGCCAGTAGCATTAGATAAATCTCTGTCAGAAGAGTGGTAATGTAGGTCTGTATCTCCACCACCAGTTAATGCATCTTTCTGAGTGGCAGTTAGGTGGATAGAAGAGTCCTGAGAGTGGTCATAAGCAGTATTCCAATTGGCAGAGTTGTCTGTTACATAAGAAGTAGAACCACCAGCGATTTTAACTAACCCATCAAAAGACGAGACATCAGCGTTGAGGCCTCCACGCTCATATGCCAAAGTTCCAGAGTTTATATCAGAAGCATCATGAGTGTGAGTAGCTGGAGCAAAGGAATTTTCATCATATGATGTTGATGCCAGCTTACTACCGTCATACGCAATGAACTTTCCAGTGGTGAATGAAGAATTATTTGTTCCACCATGGTCAATGGATAATATACCTGTCGCATTTGATAAATCCCTATCACTTGAATGATAGTGAAGTGAGCTATCACCGCCATCTGTCAAATCGTCTCTTTGAGTTATTGTGAGCTTTCCATAAGTCGTACCATCGGGAACATCATCAAGAGAAACTTGGTTTGTGCCAGTTCCCCAATCTATGTGGCTACTCTTTACTGTATCATTGGCGTCTTGAATTGCACCGACTTGAGAATAGGTTACGTTGTGCGGATTGGATGTATTTGTAATATGGTCATGACCCGTAGAAGAGGGGAAATAGTTCTCATCGCACTGACTCTTTGTATAGTATCTATCATCATGTAAGTGAGAGCCGGAAGCAACTTGGTCGCTGCCGCTACCTATTTTGTTTTCATCAACTAAATCATCATAAGCAGAAAATCTAGCTGTGGAAAGCGTTCCAGATGTAATATCGCTAGCATCATGCGTATGCGAAGCAGGAGCAAAAGATGAAGAATTATAGGTTGTAGATGCAAGTTTCGTTCCGTCATATGCAATGAAATAACCATCTGAGAAGCTCGTATTGTTTGTGCCTCCATGAGAAATGTCCAACACGCCGGTTGCATTTGATAGGTCTCTATCGGCTGAATGATAGTGTAATGATGTGTCACCACCACCAGTGAGTTGTGATTTCTGTTCTGGTGTGAGATGAATATTATTATTGGAAGTATGCAATGCTAACTGACCTGATATTCCTTCTGTGTAATCCACAAAATCATTCCAGTCTTCAGCAAGTATTATATCGCCTGGAGATTTTGTATCGTTAAATGCCATATTTATTCATATTTCATTTCGACATTACCATTCTCGTCAGCATACAGCATAACTTTATAATTTCTACCAGCAATGGTTTCCTGAAAGCCGACGACATATAACCGCCATCTTCGTTCGCGAGTATATTGCTTGCTTGTCACTCTTATTAGTTCAAGATAGCCACCACATTTTGGGCAATGACCATGTCCACCCTTCTCAGGTGGAGTGGATTCAGTAGCGCTGAATAAATCGTATTTCTCTCCACATTGCTTACATTGCCAATAGTCGTGTTTTCCACAATGTGGACAGATTGGAGAACGCCAGTAGGAATCTCCAAAGAATTTGACGCTTCCAGTAGCCTGAAATTCTTTACCACAATTCTCACAAATTCTAAACTCTTCAATTGAGATAAAATTCCTCATAAAGAGGATAAAACGTTTATTCTTATTAATCTCAACTTCAATTTTCGGAAGAAGAGGATTGGAAATTGCAGGTATCCCACGCTTATTCAATTCAACAGCTAAATCATATGGAATGGGATACCAACCAATCTTAACCAACTTAGAGTTGTCAATAATCTTAATAGAGTTCTCTTTAAATGTATTCAAATCAAACTGACTTGCATAGGTTCCATCATTATAATGTGCTATCCAAAAATATACGAGAGGGCGAGGCTGGGATGCCATTTCCACCGCCTTGTATGGCTTGTAATCTCCAATAAACATTAAACATTACGCCTCATCATACACGAACGTTGCAGTCTTCAAGTCCTTCAGGCCCGGTGTAGCTCCTGGACCAACAATAAGCTGTGTAACTACCAGATGTGACTGTCCTGTCTGAGAGGATGTGAATGCAACTCCAGCTTGTACCATAAGCGCGCTAGACTGCGAGGAGAAGTGTGTTATGCTCGTATACTTTCCAGGCGTAGATGAATAGTATGAGTGTGTCGTCTCGAGGGGGTCTCCAGTCTCACCTTCCGTACCAGTTGCCTGGTCGTACTGGCTAAATGGACATCCTTGTGTTTTCGTTCTCCAATCACTCTCTGAGCTTGAAGAGACACCGACTATTAAATCACCGCCAGTTCCTAACTCCCAGTCATCATGTGGAGAGCTATCCCAAGTCTGATAATATCTGATATCTTTGATGTGTGTAGATGGCGGACTCGTAACGTCTAAACAGTGGCTCTTCCAATAGGAACGATTGGTCCCACTATCTGGAATCGGGATTGGATAGTCAGTTAGATTGGATTCTGGTCTGTCTGCAGTGTAGTATCTCGATGGATTGGATGTATCCTTCAGTGTGAGTGTGGGAGATGCTTCAGAACCTGTAACTTCCTTAATATATACCGTTGCAGGCATATTCCATCTATACTCTATTTAAACATGAAGAGAAACATGAAATATACATCCAGAGCTCACTTACGTCTGAACCTCCGCTTCTTCTGTTCTTGCAGCATCTTCTTATATTGCTGTTCTCTGAGCTCAGCAAGATACAGCAAATATCTTTCTATAAACATCATGCCAATAGGGTCTTCACGTCTTAACCGTCCGAGTTGTTTCGGTGTTACCCGGAAGAATTCACAAAGCTTTCCTTCGAGAAGGCCTAAATCACTCTTTACGAAAGGATTCGAGTTCTTCCTCGCTGATTAATGTGGAGCGTTGAGTAGCTGCTATGAGTTCGAATATGAAATTTTGGAGAGTCGTAAAGGAGACATGTTTTGACCAGAATTCTTCGTCTAGTTTTTCATCAACGGAAAGCCTAGCAGCAAGCTTAGGCAATTTCTGATATATCTCGGCCATCTTAGCTAAAGAGTCTGGGTCAGCACGTCCTTCGTATTTCGCAGCTTCGGCAGAAAGCATCAATATATCTATCATTTCTTGTGGACTTGGCTTCTTTGCCTTTATTGTTCGCTTCGTTTCAGGTGATGTATAGAATGTCACAAAGATTGTATCTTCCTCATAATCTCTTTCAAGTTTTTCTCTAGTTGCGAGCTGTCTGAGCAGTTCAATTTTCTTCTTTTCTTCAGTCTTCTTCAATTTTTCTAGGAACTCCTTCTTTTCCTCTTCACTAACATTTGGTCTTGTTTGGGACGTCTGCTTTTCAGCCATCAACAGAACCTCCTAACTATGAGCTCTGGACATTAAACATATAGGCTCAAATGTAACTTCAGAAGTCTTTGATGTATGTTCCACCGCCAGGCAGATATGTCACCGAAGATACTTTGTATGGCATTAGCAATGAAAAGTCTATGGACCCTTCAGTAATTGTGGACGCATCTCCAATGGATATATCAAATCCTGTTATCTGAGCAGATTTAAAGTAGAAGTGCAGAGATTTGTCGCCAACGCATCCAGATATTTCAACCGTATTACCATTTATAAGAGCCTCCAATAAAGCTCCAGCAGCTGAATGAGATAACTTTGCAGCTGTTAGAGAGCCCTCAACGCTGATTGGACCTTGCATATAGAAGTTTCCTTTTTCACCGACCAATGGCTCTTCAATGGTATCTCTTGAAAGAGTCAATGAGAAGTCTGAAATACCTAATGCAGCATGAGACAGTCCTTTGATTGTTATGCTCGCATTTTCTCCGGTATAGGTTTCAGTCGCCATATTACGACGCGTCTGTTATATATCCATTGGAGTAGGTCACATTATATGGGTCCATCACTGTAAAGTCGATAGACGCCTCTGATATCGTATCTGCATCGCCTATTGATATGTCATAACCAGTAATCTGGCATGAGACGAAGTACCAGCGGAGAGAGCCATCAGACACGCAACCAGATATTTGGACGTATTCTGATTCTACGATACTCTTGAGAGAGTCTGCAGCACCGGAAGCAGCAAACTTACAATTCGTGAAAGAACCTTCAACGGAAAGACCGCCTATTTTGAAGTAGTTACCAGGCATTCCAACGAGCTCCTGTTCAACTGTATCTCTCGAAAATGTTAAGGAGAAATCAGATATTCCCCAGAGTTGGTGCCCTTTATTTGGCAAATCTCCGGCAGATGTGGCGATGTAGATTTTTGCGTCCTTTCCGCTAACTATTCCTGCCATATTATTCACCTACTCCATCAACATTGACATACATTCAATCTTCATTAAATTTGACTCTGGTCCATGTAACAATTTTTCTATATGCGTTGATACTGTCTTCATAGGTGTCGACATCAGCGGTCTTATAATATATACCATCCGCATTGAAGAGAATCTCGCGAATTCTATCTGCTATCTGAAGAGTTTGCTTTCGAGATTCATCGGAGAATATGTTTATTTGCCAACTTATTCTTTCTTCCCATAATCTCTGACCGCTAGGTGCCGTTGCATATCCTAGAGAAGCTGAGTCTTCACCTCCAACTTGGACAATAACTATGCAGGGATATGATGTTGGAGCTTTTGTCCATCCAACTATTATGTTTTCTGGATTTACCATTTGAGTTAACTCTGTATCAGATATCAGCAAATTCCTTAACTCAACGTCTGCTGCCAGCGACATCTTCAAAGCATAGAATATATTATACGTCGCAAAGACGATGCAATTACATCTCTAATTTGCTTGCGATTCTTCCTTCCGCTTATGGCATTTGTGAGATAGTGATATCCACTCTGCAAACGTACCATAGCTCTGAACGCAACTATAGCTCCCTGCTCTTTGCCTATTGGCCATCCACGATATATTCCACCACGTCTAGGCTCTGCAGCACCAGTTCCCAGAGAAATTTTTATTGGACGTGTAGAAATAATGGCCCATCCTGGTCTACCAAATTCAACAATTGCTGCATGTTTAGATGTAAACTTAAGCTCTGCTACAGCTCTTGTCGCTTTAGGAGTAGCAACAATTCTCTTTGATTCTTCTATTGGGTCTGTTGACTGTCCATATGTTCTCGCTTTCTCTCGAAGATTTTGAAGAGCAATGTCAGCCGTCTTTTCTGCACCGTCAATTGCAGCATAAATTGACTGAGTCTTTAAGATATTAAGAAATTTGCGAGATTTGTTGTAGATTGTATCAAATCCCTTAAATTCAACCCTCAATCTCACGTAATATCACCGTTTTATGATGATGAGATGAATCTGAATATACAGCAAGAACTTCAAGAGTCTTATTTCCCCAAATTAATCTATCTTTCTCAGTAATGGACGCAGATGATGGAAGAAAGCCCTTATATCTGGCATGCTCATATTCGCCGGATAATGTGAGACGCTCCTCAATGGTTATTGGTACAATTCTAGCTTCTATGCTGCTTCCAGAACTCCATGAGTATATACGTTCGCCAAGCTCATTAATTGTCGGTGTTCTTGAAAGAATTGTTACAGTCGTGTTCAATAAGGATTTGAACGTCATAGAGAAATGGTGAGAAGTGAAACATTAAGACTCATTTGAGAGCCTAATCTTCCAAACAGGAGATATTGAATTCAATATGTCGAGAGCGATTTGCTCCCACGTTTTTGCAATCTCATACGGAGAAACTTTGGTTCTGCTTCTAGGAGAGGAAGCAGCAATTTTGTAAGAGTAGTCACCAAGTTTTTCAGAATCAATAGTGAGATAATCTTTGGCGAGTGCAGGAGAATAGATAAGTTTGGACGCTACTAAGAGGAGAATTGGAACCTTAACTTTATCTGCTGGCGGCGTCTTGCCGCCGAAATATGCATTAATCACAAACTCCTCAACGGCTTGGATTTTTAGGAGTATTTCAGCTTTTGATACTTTATCATAAGGTATTGGCGGTGTAAAGAAAGTACGAACATCCGCTTCGCTAACAAATTTAGGGGTGTAGTCAACCATATCAATCACCTATCCAAGGTAATGTCCTAATGTCTATAACTTTTCGCCTACCAGATGTCGGAAACGGGAATTGTTTTATTTTGTATGTGCTTGGCTTCGTTCGTCCACCGCCTTTGGGGAAGGATATCTCAAGGTATTCAAGTTCTTCTTCATCAAATTTTCTTCTATCCTTTAATGCTTTCCTTCGCTTTTCTTCGTAGCTTTTCTTCATCCAAGCCTCGGAGCCTTTACCAGTAAGCATATTATGGTTGGACGGAATAACATATATCACATACATGAATCACAGCCTAATAGGCTTAGCCGTATCATCCTGACTACTTCGCGAGTATTCTTACTCCAGCCTTGTCGTCCACTACTGCAACTCCATATCTCATGGTACACGATATACCGAGCAGGTCGTGTATTGGGTCATCATATTGTTCTATTGTTATATCTCTCCTCATTGCTATGAAGGCAGCATTCTTGGAATCGAGAACCAATGCATAGTAGTGGTTGTCCGCATCTGTACCATCCCAAGAGTATGTGAATCCGCTTTCAGTTGTAACCGACAGAGTGTATGGTCTCAGGCCAAGAATTCTCGGCAGTTCTCCAGTCTCGAGGGTTCTGCCCTGACCAGCATATGCAACGTAAACCAAGTTGCTGTCTTTAAGTAGCTGACCCTCTGCAATTGGATGGGTTATCAGTGTGTCAGGCAGTCTGCCCTCAGACTCAACAAGAGCTCTTGCAGTTGCTAAATCTGTGACTGACAAAGCAGTACCAGCTGGGTCGACATCCGTGATGCCATCAAGGTCCTTGAGTATTGCCTGGAGACAATCTCTGTTCAGTTTGTTCTCTAATCTGGCACCAGCCTTCTTCAGCTCGAGCTCAACGACGTCGAAGAGGGCATCCTCAATCAGTTCGTTTGTGATGAGTGGTCTTGTACCTATCTTCTTGATTGTAATGTCAGTCTTCGCATAAGAAGTTGTATCAATCGGTATCTCAGCTCCCTCAGCTATATCTTCTGCGTATGCATTACCCTGAGATGTGACGACTCTGACGGAGTAGGAATCCGTCTTTATAACTGGAAGAACATCTCTGAAGCATTTGTATGGCTCAGCGCCTTCGACTACCGTCTTATGAACCTCTTCCTGCAGAAGAGTCGTCTCGGAGATTGAATCAGACTGCAAAAGTGTCTTATATGTCTTGGAGTCTTTACCGCCAAGGTCGTGAATCACATGCGGGTTATTCAGGAGTCTCTTCCTCTCTGAGTTGCCAGCGTATGCAAGCTGGAGCAATCTTGTCAGCTTACTCATATATATCAAACGTCTTTCAAAACATCTTTACATACATACATTAGATGAGAGGAACTTAAATGAGAAGCACCTTACCCACGCCAGGGTTGCTAGATGGTGCCTCCACAACGATTCCACAGTTTCTTCCGGTACTATCTCCGGAAAGATAACCTTCCTTGTAGGCACCGACTGTTGCTCCTACGGATGGTATGCTCGAACCTGATATACCGCATCTAACTATGTTCCCTGCACAGTAAATAGCAACCATCTCGCCATCAGATGCATCGTAGTCCGCAATGCCAATTGCATCCTGATTTCCGGCAGACGTAGCTGCTACTGTATTATCGTCTACAAGCCTTACAGCCTGTCCCTTCTCAATAGAGCCGGATGCCTTGAAGGAAAATGCAAATGTTCCGAGCTGTATACCTATGTCATCATCTATTGTTATAAACGCCATATTCGCTTATCCTCCTTTCTTTCCAACATTAGCGACATATCTAAGATATACTGCTTAACATCTATATATCGTGCCGTGCTTTATAACAATATCTGAGTACTCTTCTTCCTCTTCTTCATCCTCTGACTTATTGATTGTCTCCGGTGGTTTCTCTGCTTTTTCGAGAGCCTCCAATCTCTTCTGCAGTGCATTTATCTGGTCATCCTTTGCTTTAATCTCAAGTTTTAATTGCTCAATCTCCTTTGCCTTCTCGCTATCGCTTTTAAATGCTTCGTATTTCTCCCAAAGGTCATCAATAGCCTTGACAACAACTTCATGCCACTCTGCCTTGGTTGGATATGGGTACTTCGATGGGTAAGGATAGCTTGTCGGATATGGGTAAGGATACGGATAATTGCTCCTGCGAAGGTTTGCAACCATATCAAGAATAGTCTGCAGCTTTGCCTTCGTACTGTCACTCTTTACTTCATCAATTAATTTTGTAAGCGCATCAACAATAGCCCCGACTAATCCACCCTGCTTTTCGGTTGTCTCTTCACCTTCCTTATCCTCGTCTTCCTGCTTCTCTTCAACAGTCTCTTCTTCCTTTACTTCCTCTTTCGTTTCTTCTTCCTCTTCTTTGGTTTTACTGTTGACAAGCTCAGATACAATCTTTGTGAGGCTCTCCAACTTTCTCTCTATTTCTTCTTTCCAAGTCTCAATGTCCTCTGTTTCCGTTTTCTCTTCGCTGACTGTCTCTGTCTGCTCTTCGGTGTTGCACTCTTCATCTTTTACGACACCAGTCTCCAATATGTCTTCAGTCATATTCTCATTTGTCTTCTCACATCCACATACATCTTCTGATTTAGATATCACTATAAAGCCTGAAAGAGGATTAGCTGGAGATTCGCAAACTGAAACCTCATAGATGTTAATCTTATCAATTACTGTATAACATTGGTTCTCGTCACACTCTCTATGCGAAAGCAATGCTTCTCCAGCTATAGAAAATGAATTCAATTTACCTTTCAGAATATCTTCCCAAACCCTATTTGCTATCTCTAAATCGTCTCTTATTTCTGCAACTATGAAAAGACCCTTATCATCTACATGAGTCTTTAAATTGCCGTATTCTCTAAGGATTCGGCCAATTTGTATATTCTGATGCTTGACCATAACGTTGGCATAGAACTCATCATTTAAGAGGGTTTTAATTGCATCCTTAAGAACTTCAACTGGAATAATTTCATTATCCTTATCAACTATAGCTACGGATGCATAACCTGCAATAATTCTTCGTGACTTCTTTGCTTTGCCATTCGACATGACTCTAAAGTTTCCTTGCAAATCAAAATGAATGCCATTAGACTTTGACATATGAACAATCTGTGGATTCTTGATTGGAATGAATGTTTCTTCGTATATGGGGACATAAGAAGTAAAGGGGCCTGCTGATGTATAATGAATGGAAACGTATTTAGGTACCTCATCATATGGAACTCCAAGAATGTCTGCAAACATTCTGTATATTCTGAAGTCAAAAGCCATCCTCTGCTCTGGAGACCAATCTTCTCCGCGAACAACAATGTCTATATCGTTATTGCTCTCACCATGAACTGCGAGAGAGCCAACAATATATGCAACTGGCTTTCTAACTGAGAATGGCTTCAACTTATTAAGTATATCTTTAAGCTTTATCTTTTTTCCTTTGTCGCCACGTCCTGAGGGAGGAACTGGAGCGTATTCTAACTCACCGAGTTGAGATAGCGTTTTCAACTCCTTAGTTTCAATCATGCTCCTAAGATTATTTTCCCGACTAGTCCTAGAAGGAAGACGAACATTACTCCAAGTAGCCAATAGAGAATTGAAACCTTCATTTTAACGGCGGATATGTCGGATATAAGGTCTTTTATAACACCACTTCGCATCGAATTTACCGCAGCCCATATCTCATCAGTCTTGCTGTCGATTTTATCCTCTAGACTTCTTATTCTTACTGATAGTTCATCTTCATTCTTATTTATCGATTCTAAGGTAGCAAGCACTCTACCATAGAATTCACGAAAGTTTTCTTCCAGCGTCATAATCCTTATTTCGTAAGCTCTTTAAGAATTTTAAAATACAGAATTTTAAGTTCTTCTATTGCTTTCCCGACTCCATTCATGGTTTACATGACAGCTTTTCAGAAAACTTCTCTACAGACATTTCTCTATATGCTTCTCTTCCGAATTTATCGAGCTCTTCAGCTTTTATTGGATAGTAATGGCCACAATCGGCATGGAGTATTGAATCCATTGGATAAGGGTCATCGTATGCCTTCCAAACCCACCAGCGTTTATCTTTCCCAGCTCTAAAGCATCTAATTATGAAACGGCCATTAAAGAGTTCTTGATTACGCTTAGGCATGTCCGTGCTTGGATAGAGGAAATATTCATGCAAATCAGGTCTCTGAACTCCTGCTTTCACCTTACCAAGCCAAATCGCACACATATATGCATTTTTGTATGCGGTGGCACCTACGTCTCCAGCTTCAATGATATACGATTTATCAAAGAGGACATATTTCTCTATTAGTTTTGCATCCTCGGGACCAATAATCAAGTCTTCCTTTGCTTTAACCGCCTGAGTAGGTTCCAACGCCGATGGCTTGACAATTGCAAGTCCTTTTGATGCATTACCTGTCTTTGGGTCCCTCCGACCTATAATTGTATCGAAGTAATCCGGAATATGGTCTTGAGTGATTACCCATTGAACGAAGGAATTCTTGAACTTCATTCTCAAATCCACATGAATCGAGTGACCTTGAATTAATTTTGCAAAGGACAACTTACCCTCAAGATATTTCTTAGTATCGTCTAAATTAAGTCCGCGAATATGCATCTGTGCCCAAGCAATGCCTTCGTCGTAGTCAACATAGCATATCTTTGGAAGCGGCTCCAATTCCTTCTTCAATTTTTCATAGATATCTTCTGGAATATGCTTGAGAGATAGCCATTCGCAAACATCTTCTTTTGTAATAGCTTTATCCTTGAGTATTTTACGCCAAGTGTCTGGCACCGCATCTGAATAATAGAGTTTGGTGTACTCGGCCAATGAGAGATTCTCAAGTGAAGATGAGTCTACAAATTGAAGAGAGCCATCTGGATATTCAACTAAGACGCGCATCGCCAATCTTAATTATTCTAACATAGGTGTCACCAATTTTGGCAATGTCTTGTTGAATATGTTGCAGCTCTTCAATTGGTATTCGTTGCGGCTCAAATGATGATAATTTATCAATAGTTTCCAATGAATCCGTAACATCTTTCTCAGGGATTGGTTCCAACACTCTTCCTATGTAAAAGGAATACCGTGGATATTCTGGAAATTTCTCGTTATCAAACTTCAGCACTTCTTCGGCCGCTATCCTTATAATATCGCCGATTTTGATTTGTGTTCTCTCTTTATGATTATCTGATTTGCCCATCAATGTTACAAATATCACTGAATTATCATTCAGATACTTCTTGCAGTCTTTGCCAACAGCTACAATTTTACCATTCTTGTAGCAATGAACTTTACCATACCAATCTTTTGTTGTCATATTTAGATACGCTTCAGCATAATCGCGCGGTGTATCATATCCAAGGTAGTAGTTATAAACGTCCTTAGTGCCTTTCACTAGCTTCTTATCGAGGACTCGCAAGTCAAGCTCATGATAGAACTTCACCTTCATCCAATAATGATTCTGAGGAGACTCGTATGGACCATCCAGACGTTTCAGCATTACACCCTCTGCACAGAACTTTGGTCTACCATTCTTAGCATCACGAATAATCTCTGCAGCCTTTAGGATGCAATCGATATTAGAACCATCACAAATATATCCATCAGCTTTCTTTTCGAAGGTAGTAGCAATTCTTTCTATCCAAATGTGCTCTGTTGGTTTCAATCGAGAGAGATATTCTAGACGTTCATGAAGAGGAAGATTGCGTAAATCTTCTCCTTCAAAGTAAATTATATCGAATACGACAATTATTGCATAACGTTCCAGCTCTTCTCCAGATGCTTTTGAGTTTAAGAGTGAATTCGCCACCGTCCTATGAAGCATTTCTTTACCATTAGGATGAATAGCTAGAAATTCTCCATCAAGAATGGTATTGTCGGGAAAGTTGTCTTCGATTTCCTTTATTATAGCCGGTATTCTTTTCGACACATTCGGGTCCTTCTCTTTCACGTCTTCTGGGTCAACAAATGCAAATCCCTTTCCGTTGACTTTACCAATCGTCATTCTGAGTCCGTCC